GCCGCCACCCCCATCCAAACAGAATCCAAGGAGTAATCGCAATGACTGCCAACGCATGGAATGACTTTAATGACGCCGACTCACAGCAGTCCGGCTTCGACCTGATCCCCAAGGGCACCGTGGTGCCAGTGCGAATGACCATCAAGCCCGGTGGTTACGACGATCCCGAACAAGGCTGGGGCGGCGGCTACGCCACCGAATCGTTCGACACCGGTTCGATCTACCTCTCTGCCGAATTTGTGGTCACCGATGGTGAGCATGTCAAACGCAAGATGTGGAGCAACATCGGCTTGCAGTCCAAGAAGGGGCCGACGTGGGGCCAGATGGGGCGCAGCTTTATCCGCGCTGCGCTCAACAGCGCCCGCAATATCCACCCACAGGACAACTCACCGCAGGCCGCTGCTGCCCGCCGTATCCATGGCTTTCATGAGCTCGATGGCATCGAGTTCATCGTGCGCGTCGACATCGAAAAAGACGCCAAGGGTGCGGATCGCAATGTGGTCAAGGTGGCGGTCGAACCCGACCACCCCGACTACGCCAAGTTGAAGGGCTTGCCGCCCAAGGCTAACCCAGGTGGCGGCACCTCCGGCGCTCCCGCACAGGCAGCACCTGTTTATCAGACTCCCGCTGCTGCTCCGCAACGCGCACCCGTGACGGGCAAACCGTCATGGGCGCAGTGAGGGAGATGGCCATGAGTACATCCATCCTTACTGCCAGCCACTACGGCGTCGTGCGTTTCGGCGATCTGGAATGCGAAGCCGTTGTCCTCAAGGGAGGCGAACGCGGCTACGTCCGCCGCCAGCTTGCCAAGCTGCTCGGTTTTCACGAAACCCACAAGGGGGGCCGATTTGCCCGGTTTTTGGCTGATTTCGCGCCTAACTCCTTGTCGGAATTGGATAAAACACGTGAGCCGATTTTGCTGCCGTCTGGCCGACAAACACAGTTCTTTCCGGCCGGGATCATCGCTGACTTGGCCTCTGCCGTTGTCAATTCGGCGCTGACCGGCACGCTGCACAAGGCGCGCAAGGGGATCGTTCCCAACTGCATGAAGATCATGCACGCCCTGGCCACCACCGGCGAGGTCGCGTTGATCGATGAGGCGACGGGCTACCAGTACCACCGCGCACCCGATGCGCTGCAGGATTTGATCAGCAAGTTGCTGCGCCAATCCAGCTGCTCATGGGAGCGTCGCTTCCACGCCGACTACTACCGCGCCATCTACCGGCTGTTTGGCTGGAAGTACCAGGGGCACGCGCAGAACCCACCGCATGTCCTTGGCCAGATCACGCAGCGCTGGGTCTACGGGCCGGTGCTGCCGGAGGAGTTGCTCGACGAGATTCGCAGTCGCAAGCGCCTCTCCGACAAGCACCACCAATGGCTGACCGAAAAAGGGCTGACGCGGCTGGAGCAGCAGATTCACTCAGTGACGGCGATTGCGCGCTGCTCGACCAACTACCGCGATTTCAGTCGGCGTTGTGAGGCGGCCTTCGCGGGCGGCGCGCTGCAGCTCGGTCTGCTGGTCGATGAGTTTGAGGAGGTGGCGTGAAATGCTGGGTCTGCAAACGTCAGGCGCGGGGATTCGGCCACACCGACAACCAACACGGTGTTGGCAACCCCCGGCGCTACCCCATCGACTGGGTGTTCTGCTCGCAACGCTGCCAGAACGCCTTTCACGCGATGTACGGCAACTGGCTCAAAGCCAAGGAAGAGCCGGGCAAGCGCAAGGAGGTCGTGATGATCGATCCCTCTGACATCGAGATCGCCTCGATGAAAAAGTGCCTGAAGGCGTTTGGTGAAGCCGCTGGCGAAATTGGCTTCACGAAGCCCCTCGGGGATTACTCGGAAGCCGAAGCGCTGCGGGTTATCGACGCCATCGTCACCCGCTACACCGAGGCGATGGTCGAGCACCACGAGGTGACCAAGTTTCCGCCGGTGCGCGGCATGCCTTCCACGCCCGATCCGTTGGCGAATCCGTTCGCCGATCTTGAGGACGACCTGCCTTGGGAGACCAAGCCATGATCGACTTCAATTCCACGGCAAGCGTGTCCGGGCAAATCAGCGTGTTGGTCGATGCCGGTCTGCAACGAGCGCGTGCCCGGCAGACGGTGCGCCACTACCTTGGCGCATCCCGGTTGGGCGTGGCTTGCGAACGCGCGCTGCAGTACGAGTTTGCGCAGGCACCGGTCGATTACGGGCGGGACGTGCAGGGTCGGATATTGCGCATCTTCGAGCGTGGCCACGTCAACGAGGAGTGCATGGTCGGGTGGCTGCGGGACGCGGGTTTCGATCTGCGCACCCACAAGGCCGACGGCGAGCAATTTGGTTTCTCGGTGGCAGACGGACGCCTGCAGGGCCACATCGACGGCGTGTTCGTCGGTGGCCCAGAGGGCTTTGCCTACCCGGCTCTTTGGGAAAACAAATGCCTCGGCTCGAAGTCGTGGCGCGATCTGGAGAAGAACCGGCTCGCCATTTCCAAGCCCGTCTACGCGGCGCAAGTCGCGCTGTATCAGGCCTATCTCGAACTACACGAGCACCCCGCGATTTTCACGGCGGTGAACGCCGACACGATGGAGATCTACGTCGAGCTCGTCCCCTTTGATGCAGCCCTTGCCCAACGCATGTCGGATCGGGCGGTGAAGGTGATCACGGCGACCGAGGCAGCAGAACTCCTGCCACGCGCCTTCGCTGACCAGACCCACTTTGAATGCCGGATGTGCGCGTGGCAAGACCGCTGCTGGAGAACGCAATCATGAATGACAACAACACAGGCATTGCCGACGACGAACCAATGATCGACGCCAAGCAGGCGGCGGCAGCACTGAGCCTGCCGTACTACTGGTTCGCCGATCAAACGATGCGCAGCAAGTACCGCATCCCCCATTACCTGCTCGGCGGCTTGGTGCGCTACCGGATGTCCGAACTTTCCGCATGGGCGGGCAGCAGCAGAGCACTGCAGGGCCGCGACGCGAGCAAAGCGCCAGAAGAGGGAGCCGAATGATCGACTTCAACGACATCTCCCTGCCCATCGAAAACCGGGACGCCGGGCTTAACACCGAGCGCGACGAAATTCGCGCGGAACTGATCGCTCGGCTGGAGTCGGTACTGACCTCGATGTTCCCGGCGGGCAAGAAACGCCAGGGCAAGTTTCTCATCGGCGATGTGCTGGGCAGTCCCGGTGACAGCCTCGAGGTGGTGCTTACGGGCGACAAGGCGGGACTCTGGACGGATCGCGCGACCGGCGACGGCGGCGACATCTTCGATTTGATCGCGGCCTACCTCGGAGCCAGCATTCATGCCGATTTTCCTCGTGTGCTGCAGGAAGCCAGTGATCTGCTTGGGCGTGCGCGGTCAACACCGGCGCGTAAAGCCAAGGCAGCACCGCCGTCCGACGATCTCGGCCCCGCGACCGCCAAGTGGGACTATTTTGATGCCACCGGCAAACTGATCGCGGTTGTCTACCGCTACGACCCACCAGGTCGGAAGAAGGAATTCCGGCCGTGGGATGCAAAGCGCCGCAAGATGGCACCGCCCGAGCCACGCCCGCTGTACAACCAGCCGGGTTTGCTTGCTGCCAGCCACATCGTTCTGGTCGAAGGCGAGAAATGCGCGCAGGCGCTGATCGATGCCGGTGTGGTGGCGACCACCGCAATGCATGGTGCAAACGCTCCGGTCGATAAAACGGACTGGCAACCGCTGGCAGGCAAGTCGGTGCTGATCTGGCCGGATCGGGATGCGCCGGGCTGGGACTACGCCGACCGCGCTTCGCAGGCGATCTTGCACGCCGGTGCGACCACGGTCGCCATCCTCGTACCACCCGATGACAAGCCCGAAGGTTGGGACGCTGCCGACGCCATTCGCGATGGCTTTGACGTGGCTGGCTTTCTTGCCGTTGGTGAGCGAATGCCCGTGATGCGCTCCGTCGAGGAGATTGCGCCGCCGGATTTGCTGACGGGCATCGACTGGAGTACCGAGGACGGACTGTCGACCGCTTTCACCCGTCGCTATGGTCAGGACTGGCGCTACTGCGCGCTGTGGGGCAAGTGGCTGGTGTGGACGGGCGTGCGCTGGAATGCCGATCAGATGCTGTACGTCTCGCATCTGGCACGGGGCATCTGTCGCAATGCATCGCTCAAGGCAGACAGTCCACGGCAAAAGGCCAAGCTCGCCAGCTCGTCCACCATCTCGGCGGTCGAGAAGATTGCCCGCTCCGATCCGAAGCACGCATCCAGTGCCGAGGAATGGGATGCCGATACGTGGGCGCTCAACACCCCGGGTGGCGTGGTCGATCTGCGCACAGGCCGGATGCGCGAGCACCGGCGTGACGACCGGATGACCAAAGTCAGTACGGCCACCCCCAAGGGCGACTGTCCAACGTGGCATGGGTTTCTGACCGATGTCACCGGTGGCGATGCAGATCTGATCGCCTACCTGCAACTGATGGTCGGCTACTGCCTGACTGGTATCACCAGCGAGCACGCGCTGTTTTTCCTGTACGGCACCGGCGCAAACGGCAAGTCCGTGTTCGTCAACGTGATCACCACGATCCTTGGTGACTACGCGGCCAATGCGCCGATGGATACGTTCATGGATGCGCGCAACGACCGGCATCCCACCGATCTGGCCGGACTGCGCGGCGCACGCTTCGTGTCGTCCATCGAAACCGAGCAGGGGCGGCGCTGGAACGAGTCCAAGGTCAAGGCGATCACGGGCGGCGACAAGGTGTCGGCGCGCTTCATGCGCCAGGACTTCTTCGAGTACGTGCCTCAGTTCAAGTTGGTGATCGCGGGCAACCACAAGCCATCGATCCGCAACGTGGACGAGGCGATGAAGCGTCGTCTGCACCTGATCCCGTTCACGGTCACCATCCCGCCCGAAAAGCGGGACGGCAGACTGACCGAGAAATTACTCAAAGAGCGGGACGGCATTTTGGCTTGGGCGGTCGAGGGGTGCAGCCGCTGGCAACAGCAAGGGCTGAAACCGCCAGCCAGCGTGGTGTCGGCAACCGAGGAGTATTTCGAAGCCGAGGATGCGCTCGGGCAGTGGATCGAGGAACGCTGCCTCCTGGCCAACACCAGCCGCGAAGGCGTGTCCGATCTGTTTTCTGACTGGCGCGAGTGGGCCGAACGCGCGGGCGAGTTCGTCGGATCGGTGAAACGTTTCTCCGAACTGATGGCGACCCGCAAGTTTGAGAAGT